GGGGGGAAGCACAGCAAGTGCTTCCCATTGAAGCTAACCCTGACGGGTTGCCCCAAACCCACTGTCCGAGACCATCCTTCTAACAGAGGACGACCTCGGGGCCAGCAGGTACCCACCTAACGCGTAGCTTCACGTTAGGGCGCCGTGAAAGGCATCCGAGTGTCGAAAAGGCACTCGTAACCTTCTTACGTGCTTCAGTAAAGTACTGAAGCAACGCGGCGCTGTCCTTGGGATGCGAAATGGTGGTCTTGACGTCAACCGCCAAGGCCATCACTTCTCGCCTATGGAGATCCTGATTGAACCTCGTACGATAAGTACGAAGAGCATCAGGCCGATCAATAGACGACCATCCCAAAGTCCCAGATCCATGGTCCACGTAGAGGATTGCATTCGCAATCTCCTGCTCGACTGTCTTTCGTATGTACCGTGCAGAAGCCATCAGTCCCTCTTCACAGAGGTTGTGATGGATCTGGATAGACGATACGATGGATCCAGGACGGCTCCTCGATGGAACCTCCAGAATGTTCGCGGTGGTCACAACGTGACCATCGAAAGCATCAACACCGCACGACTCGCGGAAGTTTCCTTCCGTAAAAGTCTTAGCGGAGTTTACCTTAAGTCCTAAGGTACTGAGCAATTCCATCAGAACACCAGCACTCGTCTTAGGGATGACAATGTCATCACCGAAGACGCGGACCTCTGTTCCTGTGATAGAGCGTATGCTATGGTATGTGGCAGGTAGGCGCCTCGTGTAGAGGACACTTGCCAGCGACAGACACAAAAACAATATGCTCTGTACAGGGAACGTGGTAGCGTTACCCATAGTTGAGTACTTGCGTAGCTTATACAAGCTAGGCGAGGACTTAGCAATGTCCTGTATTAGCCAGATAGAGCGTGTTGCCTGCAAAGCAGACAGCAAACTCGGCGAACGCCTAAATAGGCGTTCGATGGCAAAACACGAGACGCGGTCAGAAGCTGCCGACAAGTCAATCGTGCAGTTGAGACCGCTATGGGACGACTCAAGCGCAGCATTACCGTTTAAGGTTTGATCATCGGAAGCGATGAAACGACCGAAGACAGTGTGCTTAACGCGATCGTACATGTAGTCACGTATTGACTGCTGACACCATTGAAGATAGGTAGGTTCGCT